ATCAGCTTCTACGTTAGTTTCAGTAGCTTCTAATTTCGCTAGTTTAGCTTCCATATCAGCAACCTTGTTTTCTAAGTTAGCGATAACGCTCTCTTTTTCTCCAACAAGACCTGCTAATTCTTCTTTTTCTTCTACTAGAGAGTTAGCGTTTTCCTCAAGCTCTTCAAACTTGTTAACGATAACCTCATTATCTGAAATAGAAATAGAAACTTCTTCAGCAGGAGTAGAAACTTCCTCTCCTTTAACAGCGTTTAAGATTTCCTCTTTAACACCGTTGAACCAAGTTTTTAATTCTTCGGTCATTTTAATTGATTTTTTGTTAGTAATTAATTCTAATTTATCCTTAACTTCTTTCTCGTTTACGTTTGTAAACTTAGATAAGTCAAAAGATGCTGCAACTTTCATAGGCTCTGTAATTGTATCTATAAAGCCATAGTCCATTGCTTCTTGACTAGACAACCAAGTTTCTTTATCCATCATATCAGAAAGAGTTTCAAACGAAAGGTTTGACTTCTTAGAATATATTTCGATAATTTCATTTTTTATCTTGTCAAGTAAATCAGCAGTCTTACGCATATCTCCTGCTTCACCTGCCGATTGTCCGAAAGGATTGTGTATCATAAAGAATCCGTTTTCTGACATCTCAATGTTATCTCCTGCCATAGCAATGACAGTTGATATAGATGCAGCTAAACCTTCAATCTTAATGTTTACATATCCATTGTGAGAACGTAAAGTATTGTAAATAGCTAAACCATCAAATACACTACCACCAACAGAGTTGATGCGTAATGTGATGTCAGCAGTTCCAACAGCCTTTACTTCTTCTATAAAGTTTTTAGCGGATGTTCCGTAATCACCTATCTCATCATAGATAGATATTTCTACGTTATTATCCGCTTTATTTTCTATTGAATACCATTTGTTCATTTTGCAAATTTAATTATTAATAGTTAATATCTTTCGCAGAAATGGTCAAAACTACCTAATGTTGTAATCCTTGTTGTATTTACGCTTGTGCTTATAGATTATATTCTGTATAGTTCTCTCTGACACATCATACTTAATAGATATATCCATATAGGTATAAGTATAGTTGTTGTCATTCTCCAAGAGTATTCTGTCAAAATCTCTTATTATCATATAATCCCTTAGCTTTCTAGGCTCGATAAGACCTTTCTCTGATAGATGGTTCAGGACATTTTTTATTCCTGCTTCCTCAGAGTATCGTGCTTTGACTTCATTGTATATGATGTCTATGAACTCATCAACAATATCAGCACTATTCTGTCTTATCATATGCAAATATATTAAAAAGTAGCCTGACTTTCAATAGCAGATATTCTATTCTGCACTTCTGTCATATCACTTTCTACGATTACAACCTTAGAACTTCCCATTCCTCCGCTTATTAATTGTTGTGCAGACCTTAGTTCACCACCCATCGCAAACTTCTCTCCACTATTGAGTAAACCACCATCAGCGAACTTAACACCATTACCATTGTAACTGTTTATTGCTGATAGCATTGGTCTAAACATACTTGTTGAACGTTTGTTGATAATTGCTTCACCGCCTTCTGCTTCGTGTATTCTACCACCAACTCTAAATTTAACACCGCCATTAGCGTGTGATGCACCTTGAAACATACCGCCTTTTGTAAGACCACCTTGCTCAAACGCACCTCCTTGCTCTCCATACCTTTCCTCATTAGATGAACCTCTTTGACCCCCACCTCCTAGAAGATTGTTAATTAAAGGAGTAACTAAAGATTTCATACCAACAGCCAATCCAACTTTAGCTAAGAAAGGTATTGTTTTATCACCCCAAAGAGAACTCATAGCGTCTAATAATATCTCGTTAATTTTCATTGATATTATTTGAGAAAAAGCTTCTTGAGCTGTTGCTGAGTGAAGTATTATATTTTGTATTTCATCTTGAGTTGCTTTATCCTTAGCAATCTGAGATTTTTCTGTGGCTGACTTTTCCTTATGCTTTAGTTCTATGAGAGCGTTTGATACAATTTCATTAGCACTAAACATACTATCTAAGAACCCTTGCTCTTGAACTAAAGAATCTTGAAGGTGTTTAGTTTTCATTTGAAAAATCTTTTGATTTAACATATCTTCAGTAGAAATAGTTCCATCAATATATTGCTGTCTAAGAACTTGCTCCTTATCAAACATCTCTTGCTCTATAATAGAGAATCTTTGTTTAGCTATCTTTTCTGCCTGACCACTAAAATCATCAGCAATAGGTGATTCAGTATTGCCTGTTGTTTTCTTTTGTTCTTTTCCTAAGGCTTTTAATCTTGCTATTTCAGTTTCAATGACGCCAATCTTTCTATTCTTAGCGGCAATCTCAGCTTCTGTTGTTTGAGGCATAAGTTTAGCTTGGTTTAACAAATCCTCCTGTATTGCTATTAAGTCTTTTTGTCTTGCTAACTCATTTAGCCTGTCTTGCTCTCTTTTCTTTTGATTAAGCTCTTCTTTTTTAGCTTCCTCCTCAGACATTCTTATAATCTCTTGAGTGGCTACTTGATAAGATTCAATCCTTTTTTTGAGTCTTTCAGCTTCTTCTTTAGCATTTTGTCTAGCTATTGCAAAATTATCATTTTGAGATATTTCCAACTGCTTTTCATACTCTTTCTGCATACCTTCTAAAGACTTTTTTAAATCTTCAGATTGAATCTTTAGTTGAGTTGACAAAGTTCCCGCAGCCTCTTCTCCGTAAAGCCTTGATGTTTCCGATATTTGATATTGAGCTATTTTTAGCTGATTATCAACAATGCCTTCTGCTGTTTGACTTGTTGTAGCCATTTGGTCTGCCCACTTATTTAGCCAATATGTAGCAGCACCATAAACACCTCTTAGTGTTGTAGCAACAGTTCCTCTACCTTTGTCCAACGACAAAATAAATCCTTCCCAAGCTGACTTAGCTTTGTTTATAGAACCCTTTAGGGTGTCCTCCATAATTTCAGCCATTTCTCCCGTTGAGCCATTAGCCTCTTCTAGTCTTTTGTTAAAAAGCTCTAAAGCGTCAGCACTGTTTATGAAAGATGTAAATGCGTTAGCCTGTCTAACGTTAACAATCCCCATTACATCAGCCATTTCAGCACCCTCTAATTTTAATGTTCTTAGAGCTTTTATAAAATCTTCTCCTGAGTGAACAGTTTGACCTAGCCTTCTTGAAAGGTCAGATGCAGGGTCTTGCATTTTAAGAAGTATGTTACGCAAAGATGTACCTGCAATAGACGCTTCAATACCTCTATCTGTTAACAAACCTAACATAGATGTTGTTTCCTCAAAAGTAAATCCTGAATCAGCAGCAATAGCTGAAACTTTAGTCATTGACGTTTGAAACTTTTCAAGGTCTAACGCAGAACTTGTAAAAGACTTACCCATAACATCAACAAACCTTTGTGTTTGGTTCGCATCAGCACCAAAACCTCTTATGGCAGCAGCAACAATGGTAGCCGTTCTTCCTAAGTCAGAACTCATTGCGGTAGACAACTCTAATATAGCTTCTTGAGCAGCAACAACCTCTGTTGTAGTAAAACCTAGTCTTGACAAAGATTCTTGCATTTCAGCGACCTGTGTAGCTGTAAAGAAAGTTGTCCTACCCAATCTCATTGCAGACGACTCTAACTTAGCAAACTCCTTAGCGTTTGCTCCTGTTATCGCCTTTACCTTAGCCATTTGAAAGTCAAAGTCAGCAATAGTATTTACAGCATCTAACACAGCTTGTCTAACAGAGTTCATAGCCCTCATAAATAGAGTAGCTCCAATCTGAGCAAGACCAAAGCTTTTAGCCATTTTAGTAACAAATCCTGTTGACTGTTTTGCTGTATCTCCAAATCCTTTTAATTCTTTCTGAGCATTGCCGTATTCTCTCCTAGCTTTTTTAAGACTTGTTTCTTGTTCAGCAAAAGCACGAGCGGTTTCATCGCTAATGTTTTTTACATCTTTATTTTCTTTCTTTAAGTCTTTAAGATTTTTAGAGTAAAGCTCTACTTCTTTTCTTAATTCTATTAGCTTGTCGTTACCCTTTATAGTAACCTCAATTAAAGTGTTTACCTTTTTCGCCATTATGCTTTTTTAATTATTGAATCCATAGATATATCTATCTCAACAGACATACCGTTTACTATTTTTCTTTCTATACTTCTTTTCCTTGAGCCAAAAGGTCTATTAACAAAACCTCTTCTCTTTCTATTGTCTGAATATTTAAAAGCACCTCTTGTAGGAGAACCCTCACTCATTATTGCCTTAGCTATTGCAAAGGCTAAAGCTCTTTGAGGGTCTTTAGAGTTTTTCATTTTTTGACTACTAGGAGTTATACCTCTTTCATTAACCCACTCCTGTATGGCATCCATATTTGGTAGTGAGTTAGGAAAGAACCCTTCGTTTACATATTGAGCGTACTCAACATCGTCTGCTATAACAAGTAAAGACATATTGCCCCCAAACTCTTCTATCTCATACCTAATGCTGTCAGAAAGAGTTCCCGTGTTGTTATGCCCCTGCCTACTTAATTCGCCTCTTATGCCATCTATTAAGTCATCTCCAATATCTTGAAGAATACTTCTCATCTTATTTAAACTAATCTCTGCCATATTATCCTTTTGCTAGTTCTGAATTTTTTATTATTGATTCTTCAAGTTTAACTAGGTTTTTATCTAAATAACCATTGTATGCGGAAAAATGATATATAGAGCCATTAAAGGTTGGTATTGCTATATTTCCTATTTTTCCTATTTGGTCAAAGGTAAAATCTGTTGTTGCTATTACCCCATTAAACACTTGAGTACCGTTTTCCCTTATGTATATTTTATTATTACTTCTTTGAACAGTAATAAGTAATTTCCTGCTACTAGGTTGCCAATATCCTGTTGTGCTAACCACAACCTCGCTACTAGAAGAAAAACTCAAGTTGTAAGATTCATTGTACGCTTCCCCTATTGATAAATACATATCATTGTCATCACTTTTACCTAACAATCTATATTGTTTATGATTAGGTATTGCGATTGGATTTATGTAAAAAAACATAGTAAAATCTCCTGTAATTGTTATTGGTGAATTTAAAGCCATAAAACTACTTTTAGACCTATTAAAGTATAATGGAGAAAATCCATTTACTCCATTTGCAAACTCTCCCAATATTGGCTTATTGGATTCTGTTGTTTGCTCTAAATGTAAATCCCCAATCGAACTACCCCAATACTCTACTATATTACTTCTTTCAATTATCAACTTTGAATAATCAAAAACGTAAATTGGATATACCGTCAAATCATCTTCTCTTTGTGATATATTAAAAGATGCTTGAGATGTAGATGATTGCTGCAACCTTAATCTTGACTGCTTGGTCAACCTAACATTCTCGTAATACTCTGATTGGTTTTGATTAACCTTAGAATAAACAACCTCTTGCAACACACCTTCAACGGTACAATAAACCTTTTCACCCTCCTTGCTTTGAAGTATTTGTTTTTGATTAGAAAAATCTCCTATTATTTTCATTATAAGTTTATATCATTAACTAAATCCATAACATTTCCAACTGTTTCGGCATCGTAACCTAAGTTGTAATAATCTACTAACTCAACTCTTGTTGATTCTTTTTTGTGTGGCTGAAAATCCACTATTTTATTTATTCTGTGATAAACACCATCTATTACTACTAGCTTACTAAAATCTATGTTGCACACATCAGAGTAACTCAAATTAATATACACAACCTTTATTCTTGGTTTTTGTTTTAACTGTTTTATCATTTTACTATAAAAGTTACTAAACAATCCTTTTTGAATTATTGTGGAATTTGTAGCACCACCTGCATCTTTCAAGTACAATTTTTGACTTACATCTGAAAAAGAAAGATTGTTGTCTATAAACACTTCAGAACCATTGTATGTTCCCATACTTAAATACTTTCTTGTTCTATATGTGGTAGTTTCATCATAATCTGAAGCACTTAAATTTATAAATGCTGCTTTTGTAAATAAAAGTTTGTTTGTGCTTTCGGCAGATAAATCATTATTTGTGGCTTGATGATACCTTTGCCAAGAGCCATTTTGACCAACATTTTTTGTTTTATTAGCAGTTGACATATATTGATTCGGCGGATTTAACAACAATATTCTTGAACCAATAGCATAAGATTTTTCTGCCCTTTCTGCTGATGGAGCGTTATTATTTATATTGCTAAAATCTTTATGGTAAATTGGTATTAAAGGAGTGTTAGTAACGCTAAACGAAGATGATGTATCGTCTATATAATCAGGCTCATACCAATTAAATGATGGCGAAAAGTATTTGTTCTCAACAATAAATTCACCTTCTAAAAACTCACCCGTTGTGTTAATTTCTTTATAAGCACCCCAATTAACATCATTTCTTTTGTTATATCTTTCAAGAAAAGCATCATTACTAGCGTCCTTATACTTAAATATAATTTTAGATTTTATATCGTATATAAAGTCTTCACTTGTATTTTTCGAGTAATCTATTTTATCAGTCCAATCATAAGCGTTATTAAAAGAATAGAAATAATCATAAGGCTCTACGCTTACAGTCTTAGCTGCTGAATCAGTTTTAAATTGTAAATTAAACATTTGAGATACACCTGCAACAAAATCAGATTGCTTCCCGTTAGGTAGCATATATTGTATTTCAGGAATCTCCTCTCCTACTGAAAATTGTGATGCACCTGTAATTTCAAAAGTTCCACCAATATATTTTGTAATCATACTTCCTGCATTACCTCCTGCATAATCGGTCAGTCTAGGAACTACAACAAATAAATACGATTCAGATGTGTTTGTTGGTATTGTGGTAAAATCTCCTGAAAAGTTTTCTTCAAATATTTTTACATCATCATCTTCATCAATGTTATGTGTTCTTGTATCACTTTTCCAAATAAGTCTTGAGCCTGTTGTTCTTATTAAGGCTTCCTCTACATCGTCATAATACAAATCAGAAGGGTCATCTGTTACGTTAGTTTTCCAAACTTCTGCGTGTATTTTTATCTCAACAGTTTCATCAAGTATATTTGCATTAAAACTAGCAGAGCCAACCTCAACATCTACATTCCAAGTTAATTCGTGTAAACCGCTATTGTTGACAACTACCATCGAGCTTCCTAATCCACTATTACCTGTTCTAACATTTCCTTGATAGCTACTCGAAACATTAGGGTTTATGTCGGCAGGGTCAACAAAGTCATTACCATAAAAAGCGTATCTTGCGTATTGTGCTGTTGTAATACTAACATTTGGAACGTCAATACTTGTACTCCCAACAACATTTCCGTTTCTTTTATTTATTGTAGGGTTTCCAACTGCTCTTGATTCTACTTCTGATTGAGATTGACCTCCATAATAATTTGTAATTTGCTCAGGAGAATCATTTTTCTCTATCTTTCCGCTTCTAAGATTTACTTGTTCACCATTCTTTTCAAACTCTAAGGGTATAATTAATGACTTAAAAAATTGACTATCACAAAACTCACTATTAACCTCATATCCTTGACCTTGAAAAATCTTATCCCAAATATTTTTTAGATAAACACAAGGCACAAATTCTAAATCAGTAACGTGGTCTTTTGGACTTACTCCTTCACCAACAGAAAGTAATGGGTATATAATTTTGTCTTGATTTTTAACATAGTCAGTATCAAAACTTGGATGTTGAGTTACATCTTGAACATTAACAAACGTGTGATATGTTGGAATTATAGTTCCATTCAACAAGCTAAGATAATCTGAGTATGCACTACTGCTAAACTTCATATCCTTTAACTCTAAACTCTTTAGTCCGTTTGCCCAATCCATATTATCGCCCAAGAATATGCAATCATACTCTAACACATCCTTTTGTTTAGTAATTTTACTCATTCTAAGAGTTCCGTACATTATAGGAAGGTTGTCAGAATATATACAAGCAGGTATATCTTTTCTGATTTTTTTTATATCAACGTTACCATCTTTATATATATGATTAAAAAGTACATTATTGCTTTTTGTAGCAGGAACTTTAAAGGTTTTGCTAAAGCTACCATTTCTTGAATTAATATCTCTAACATCAAAATTCTGATAAGTCAACGACAAAGGAAAGTCATCGCTTGATGTAATATCAAGATTACCTAATATGCCATCTGTAAAATCTCTTAACTCAACTCTTATTTCTGCCATTACTGTATGGTTCTTT